GGTGCTACTCAAAATTGGGGGGACGTCGGCCCTATTGTAATAGTGCACCTCGGGGCCGCCTGGTCGCACACGATCTTCGAGCCCCTCTTGATGCACACGCGCAATTCGCGACACGCGACCTACAAACCCCACGCTTACTGCATTGGGACTAGTACTGACCTTGAGGTACTTGGCTTGCCGCAGCTTGGCAAACATCTTCTTGCGCTTGACCCGCCCGGACTTCTGCCGCAGCTGCTGCTTGCGCGGTGCGTATGGCGTGCCGTCAGGTGCCTGCTGTTTACCGATGCGCTGGCTCTGCGAGCGCCGCAACGCGGTGCCGATCTTGCGCGCCAGTTTGCGCCGCTCGCCCTCCTGCAGGGGCGCCAGTAATGGCGCGGCCCAGTTCTCTAGTGCGGTCAGCTCATCCATGTCGGATCGATCACCGGCTCCGGCGCATGGGTCATGTCATAGCCGCCGCCATCCTTCGCCGTCACCACGACGCGTTCGGTCAGCGGCACTTGATCGAGAGGTCCACCGCATCGTTGGCGAGGATGTCGGCCTCGAAGGCGATGTCACCACGTCGCGCCGGGTTGGACAGCAGCTCGGACTGGTTGACCTGCACCCATTCCAGCAGCGGCAGCATCACGCCGTCTGGATGGCCGGCGTGGTCGGTCACAATCAGGTTGAGCGTGTATTGGTACTCGAAGGACAGCCCCGGCTGGAACGTGCTGACCAGGCTGCCGGCGTCGATAAACACCGGCAGCCGGTCGGCATCGCGCGCCAGATCCGGCAGCGCTGCGACCAGATGCGCGCGCAGGCTGGCGGGCTTGATCATGGGGCCGGCCCCGGTGCGTGGAGGTCGACCCAGTCCTGCAGCGCGCTCAGCTGCGCGGCGGTGGCGTGGCAGCTGGTGTAGTTGTCGGCGACGGTACCGGCAATGCCAGAGAGCGTAATGCCGGGGCCGGCGCATCAGGATCTGCGGTGGGCGGCCCGGCAGGGTTGCCCGTGGCGGCGGCGTCGTGCAGCCGCACAAAGCCAGCAGGGATAGCGCAAGCAGCATCGGCTTTCTGGGTGACATAGATCGGGATCTCGCGGGTGATGGTGGCGCCGGCTTCGCGCACGATCTGCACGCGGTCGACGTACTGCGTGACGACAGTGGTGGAGCCTTTGGCGCTGTCGCGTTCCGCCTCGGCCCGACGCTTGGCCTGCAGCGCGGTATCGCGGTCTTGCTGCGCTGCGCTGACACGCTGCTCTTGCCACACGCAGCCACCGACGAGCACTGCAATCAGCGCCAGCAGGATGATCAGGCGCGTGACCATCAGCCGACACCCAGGATCTGCAGAGCACGCTGCGTGCGCGTGACGCGATCGCTGTGGCCTTCGGGCAAGCGCTTGGCGCGCACGTTGCCCAGGTTGATCTTCCGGCCCAGGCCCAGCACGTCGCCCGTATCGGCCAGCGCGTTGAGGCCGTTGTCCTGCCAGTACGCCGCCGCGCCCAATGCGCTCGGCTCGATCTGCAGTAGCAGATCCGGCTGCTCTTCCACCGGCAAGCCGATCAGCTCACCGATGCGGCGGTAGTTGCCACGGAAGGTGTGCTGCATCGGGCCACGGCCACGGTGGCGATAGCCGTCGCCGCTGGCTTCGTTGCCGTTGCCCAGGCGGTCGGCGTAGACGAAGTTCGCCAGGCCGGCGGGGTTGCGCAGGAAGGTGGGTGCCTGGGCCGGTGTGATGCGCGCGCCGTACACCTCCAGCAACCGAGCGCTTGTGGTGTAGGTCAGCCCTTCTTCCATGCGCGACAGGCTCAGACTCTCGTGACCGACCTGGCCAAGCCAGTGCGCGGCGCGACGCTTGGTGGTGATGCCGAAGCGGTTGGCGGCGGCGAGTAGTGGGCCATGCCAGCGCTGTGCGCGTTGCGGCGAGCACTGCATGATCGAGGCGAGCTGGGTATCGGTGAACATCAATCGACCTTCAGGATGCGCGCCACATTGCCCTGGGCGCGGTAGGTGAGCACCGCCAGCACGATCAACGTGCCCAGGTGACAGAGACTGACCTGCGAGCCGGCGCCGGCCAGCAGGATGTGCAGTGCCTGGCCGCCGGTGCTGGCGATCAGCAACCACGCGCACCAGCCCGCGCTGCGTCGATGGCGCGCATCGACTGGGCGGTGGTAGGTAAGCAGGCGGACGCAGATGGCCAGCGAGGCCATCAACGTCAGGACGGTGACCAGGCTATGCACTGGGCGGACCTCCACGACGTAGGAAGGAAAAGTCGAACGATTTGCTCTTTTCGATCAGGCCCAGCGTGACGGTGATCGCGCACGCCGCGCTGGCGAAGGCAGCCACGCCACTGGATTTGATTGGCAGCCAGAGCAGGATCTCTGGCGCCAGCTGGTAGCCGGCGATCACGCTCACCGGGAAATAGATCAGTCGCGCCAACAGCGGTTGTTTGGCGGCAGACACGACAAACAGCGCGCCGCCCGCGAAGGCGCCGATCAGCGCGTCGCCATCGATGCCAGGCAGCACGGAGGCAAGGCCCACACCGGTGGCGATCAAGAAGCCGCTCGATACGGAGGTGGGTTCGGTCATCAGGTCAGTCCCATAGCTGCACAAGCGGCGTCATCGCCGCTGTGGTGGTGGTTACCTCGGGCAACTCCACCGGGGTGCCATGCGGAAGCACAGCGCCTAGTTCGGCCAGGCCGGGATTGAGGAGATAGGTGTGCTCGACCAGGCCGGCCGTGCTGCCCAGGTGGCGCCAGCACAGCAGGTCGACGGTGTCGCCTTGCATGGCGTGCACGCGCAT